ATAAAGGAAATATTGCAACGGGTTAAATGATAAACAAAATCTTTTATTAATATTTAAACAAAAAGAATGATGAACGCAAAAGATGCAATTATGCAAATTAGGGCTTTATTCGAAGATATGCCACAAGTAGAGGCTCCGGCTCCTATTGAAGCACCTATCGAAGAGGTACCTGTTACATTCGCAGAATATAGCCTTATGGACGGAACGAAGGTTATGATTAGCGAATTAGCTATTGGCGGTGTAGTTACTTTAGCTGACGGCACACCTGCTCCAACTGGCGAACACCAATTAGCAGACGGAACTCAAATCGAGTTAGACGAGAACGCTAAAATTATCTCTATTAAAACTCCAGAAGCAGAAGCGGAAATCGCTGACGAAACTCCTGCTGAAATGGGTAAAAAGATGGACGAGAAAATGGCAGACGAAATCGCTGCTTTAGTTTCTGAAAACGAAAATCTTAAAACGCAAGTAGCACAATTAGAGGCAAAAGTTAAGAATGGCTTTAGTCAAGTAGCTGAATTAATAGAAGCACTTACAAAGACACCTAACGCTGAACCTATTGCGCAGCCAAAAAACAAATTCAGTTCTAACGTTACTACACACGAAATGAAGTACGATAGATTAGAAAAATTTAGAAACGCTTTATTAAACAAATAAAAATAAAATAAAATGGGATTTGATGTATCTACTTTAGCGAACTATACAAAAGAAAACGAGGCTCTACTTGTAACTTCATCTGTATTAGGCGCAAAAACCGCTACTCTTATTAAGAGTGCCGGAAATATTATGATTGGCGTTAAGAGTTCAGAGAAGATAAATCTGATGGAAACAGACGCTATTTTCCAAGATGGTGCTTCTTGTGGCTTTAATGCTTCTGGTTCTACAACTTTCACTCAAAGAACTGTAACTCCTGGTAAAATTAAAGTTAACGAAGCTTTATGTGTGAAAGATTTAGAGTCGAAGTATCTTCAAAAAGCGCTTCCAACAGGCACTCCATATGATACTATGCCTTTTGAACAAGAGTATACTGAAAAGAAAGCTAAGACAATCGCTGCACAATTAGAAGTTGCGCTATGGAATGGCGATACGAGCAGTGTCAATGTTAACCTCAACAAATTTGACGGGCTTGTAAAATTAATAGGCGCTGCTTCAGGTGTTGTTGCTGCAAACGCTTCTACTTTTATTTCAGGCGCTCCTTTATCTTCTATTACTGCTGCAAACGTAATCTCTATCTTTGATGGTGTTTATCGTGCAATCCCTGCAAAAGTTGTAGCTGCTGACGATATGACTATCTTTTGTGGTCAAGATTTATTCCGTACTTACACTATTGCTCTTAAAAATAGCGGTTCTTTCAATTACCAAATTGATGTAAAAGCTGATAGCGAATTTGTATTACCAGGTACTACAATTAAAGTTATTGCAGTTGCAGGTCTTAACGGAACTAACAAAGTTTACGCTATGCGTTTAAGCAATATGTTCTTAGGTACAGACCTACTTAATGGCGAAGAAAAATTCGAGGTGTTTTATGCCAGAGAGGCGGATCAAATTAGATTTGTAAGTGAGTTCAAAATGGGCGTGAACATCGCGTTCCCTGACGAAGTTGCTGCATTTGTTCTTGCATAATTTATAGGGTAGGTTGAAATATACCTACCCATTTTTTCAAACTATTTAATTTAAACAATATGCCGTGCGCGTTAACTCAAAATTATACCTTAGATTGTAAAGACAGTTTAGGTGGTATTACTGAGGTTTATTTCATAGCAGAAAACGATGTAACTTCTACAACAGAAGCGAGTGGTGTAATCACTGCTTTAGTAAAAGCATCTGGTAAGAAGTTCTTTAAGTACGAACTTGTAAAAGGCACTTCTCAATTAGTTGAGAATGTTAATGCAAACGTACAGAACGGAACTATCTTTTATGCTCCGGAATTAACCATAGTATTAAACAAATTACAAGCTAATACAAGAAACGAAATCTTGTTATTGGCTCAAAACACTTTAGTAGCAGTTGCCAAAGATAACAATGGCAAATATTGGTACTTAGGAAAAACAAGAGGCTTAGACCTTACAGGCGGTAACGCAGGTACAGGAACGGCTGAAGGAGACAGAAGCGGTTACACTCTTACCTTTACAGGTGCTGAGCCAGCCCTTGCTCCAGAAGTAAACTCAACTGTAGCAGGTCAATTAACTACTGCAGGTTCTTAGGTTGTTTTGGTTTTGTATATAGATGCCCCTGGACTTAATTGTTCGGGGGTTTTTTATTTTGCAAACAATCGCATTACTTTATATTTATAGTTGTGATAAGATTAATAAAGGGGCAAACCCAAAACATAATACTTACCTTGACTGAGAAGCAGCTTTTAACAAGCCCGAACTATCTATTTATATTTGAGAATAGATCAACAAATACGGACATCAAATTTGTAAGGCTTAACAATACAGATATAAGCGCATACAAGGATAGGTACAACGAGTTCACTATTGTAGTTAATAGCTTCTTTAATACGGCTTTAAACGGGCAATACACCTACACAATCTACGAGCAGACAAGTACTACCAACACAAACCCGACGGGCTTAAACTTGCTTGAAACAGGCATTATGGAACTCGAGGGTACAACTATATCATTCACGGAATACGAAACAACAAGCACATTCACAATAAGACAATAATGGAAATACAAGTATTGACATTTGCCGAGGCAAAGCAACCGGAATATAAAGAGAAAAAAGGCGAAGGGTATATGCAGTATGGTCAAAACAATGACTATCCGCAATACCTATTAGACCTTTTTAACAAGTCAGCAAAGCACAATGCTATCGTAAGAGGCAAAGTGAACTACATTGTTGGTAATGGTTGGGCAGGAGAGCAGCCTATTGTTAAGCAAGTTAATAGAGAGGAAACTTTAAATGATCTAACTAAAAAGGTTGCTTTAGATATTGAACTATTTGGCGGTGCTTATATCCAAGTTATTTGGTCTGTAATGGGCGAACAAATCGCTGAGTTATGGCATTGTGATTATACAAAGATTAGAACAAACAAAGACAACACGCAGTTCTGGTATAAAGAAGATTGGAAGGCTACACGCAATCAAGAAAAAGCTGAGATATACAATGCGTTCAATCCTAAAAACCCTGTAGGTGTTCAGATACTTTATGTAAAAGAATACAGACCGGGTATGAATGTTTATAGCCTTCCGGGTTATTTCGGTGCGCTTAACTACATTGAAAGTGATGTAGAAGTAAGTAAGCACGTTTTGGGTAATGCTCAGACCGGGTTTTCTGCCAGTAAACTTATTACTTTACCAAACGGAGAGCCAAGCCCTGACGAGAAACGTGCAGTAAGCAGACAGTTCGACAATATGTATACGGGTGCAGACGGCAAAAAGTATTTACTTGCTTTTGTAAATGATGCAACAAGAAAGCCTATTGTAGACGATTTGGGTGCGAGTGATTTAACTAAAGAAGATTTTAGCCGTGTAGACGAGTTAATCCAAACCAACATATTTTCTGGGCATCAAATTACGGCTGCAGAACTTTTTGGTATTGCCGTTCCTGGTCAATTAGGCAATAGACAACAGATGCGCGATAGCTACGAAATCTTTAACAACACTTATATTCGTTATAAGCAAATGCAATTAGAAGGTGTATTTAATATGCTTGGACAATATGCAGGGTTAAACGAAGAGTTAAAGATTATACCTACTGACCCAATCGGTATTGAGTTTACTGAAAATGTACTTATTCAAAATATGTCTAAGGACGAGATTAGAGAAATGTTAAACTTACCACCATTAGAAGTTGATGCAAGTAACGAAGCGCAAAGAGTTACAGATGGTATTGCTGCACTAAGTCCATTGGTTGCTAACAAGGTGTTAGAGTCAATGACTAAGAATGAAATTAGAGCCTTAGTTGCATTGAAGCCTACAATCGATGGCGATGTTATTGCTTCTCCTATAACAACTGAGGAACCAATGGCAGCCGAGACAAGTGTTAATGAACACATCAAAGGTTTGAAAGGTCGCGAGTGGCAAAATATGCAGCGCATCATTCGTGATTTTAACAAGGGTAAGATTACCAGAGAACAAGCAAGTTCTATGCTTAAAGGCGGTTATGCTTTAAGCGACGAAGAGGTTGCGACTTGGTTAGGTGCTGAAGATTTAGAATTTAGCGAACAAGATTTTCAAGTGTTCTTTGAGTTCGGAGAAGACAGAAACAACTACGAGGTTCTTAAAAGTAAAACAAGATTTAGCGACGATGCTGACTTTGAAATGTTTGCAGATGTAACACAATTACAAAGCAATATTTTAGATTTAATTGTTAAAGATAAGCGTATTACTCCAGAAGTAATTGCTGACACTTTAAAAGAAGATGTGGGTGCGGTTAAGCGTGTTATTGATTTATTAATCGAGAAGGGCTTTATTAAGACAAGCGAAGTAAAGCAAGGAAAAGGAATTGATAGTAACGTTATTATTGAAAGGGAATTAACTGCGCCTATTGGTAAAATTGTTGAAGCTATAAAGCCACAAACTACGCAGATTTTAATTCGTTACACATACGAGTGGAAAGCAGGTTTTAATGATAGCGATTTAGATACAAGCAGACCTTTTTGCAAATACTTAGTTACTGCTAATAAGTTTTATACTCGTAGCGATATAGAGCAAATGAGTGCAAGGCTTGGCTATTCTGTATGGGATAGACGAGGCGGTTGGTACACTAAGCCGGGAACAAATACACATTCTCCAAGTTGCAGACACGAGTGGCGCAGCAATATCGTGAAAAGAAAATAAAGAAAATAAAAGATGAGCTTAAACACATTATTCATAAGCGTACAGAATATTAAAGACAGGTCTGGCTTACACGCAAACGTAGACGAAAAACTTGTATTGCCTGAGATTAAAACTGCTCAAGATATGTATATCTTACCAGCTTTAGGAAGTGCTTTATACAACCGATTACAAGCAGGTATTACGGCAAACAATTTAAACGCAAACGAGGTTATATTATTAGATCAATACATAGCAGATACTTTGGTACACTATGTACTTAGTGAATTACCAATGGGCTTATCGTACCAATTTTATAACAAAGGCTTGTTGAGAAAGGGTGGCGAGAATACAGAGAACCCTTCTATGCAAGATATGATTGACGTGGCGAATAGATATAAGACCCGTGCTGAGTTCTACAAGCAAAGAATGATTAAATACCTAAAAGAATATTCTACACTTTATCCTGAGTACTTGAACCCTGGTAGTGGCATTGATGCAATACACCCTGAGAATGATGCTTACACAACGAGCATTTGGTTAGGAGATTTTGATTGCTGCGCAGGTAAAAGCTTCGAGGAACTTTATCAAGGGAATAGAGGTTGTAGTGATTGCTAATTATGAGTAAAGTAACAACAATAAAAAACCAAAATAAACTGCGTGTTTATTTAGAAAAAATTAAGAATGAGCCTGACGTTAAACCAAATAACAAAGCAGATAACAACACTCGGAAACGACCACGAACAAATTAACTTTGTTTACTTTGGTGATGTGTGGGAACGTTTGTCTAATGGCGAGGTTACTTACCCTGCTATGTTCTACACTTTAACGGGTGCAACTATAAACGCTAAAAATATTACTTATAATTTTAGCCTTTATTTTATGGATCGTATGTTAATGGAAGAGACAAACGAAACCGAGGTTTTATCGGATATGACTTTAGTAGGTCAAGACATAGTAGCGCAATTACGTTACCCTAAAGCTATTTGGGATATTGGCGATACTGCACCATTGACTTACTTTACTGAAAGTGATCCAGATTACTTAGCCGGAGTTAAGATTGATATTACAATGCAATTACCTTACTTAAATGACAGATGCGCGGTGCCATCTATATATAATTATTCAGAATGATAGGCAAAAAAATTAACCAATTAGCTACTGAGTTAGCACCAGTTAGTACCGATTTAACTATAATAGGAGACCCGGATAGTGGAGTAAGTAAGAAGATTACACTTGCACAATTAGGGGCTATTTTTAGCGGTGCAGTTTCGTTTTATACTAACCTTGCATCGTTCCCTGCAGTTGGCGATATTAACGTTATTTATTGCGCTAAAGACACGCAGAAACTTTATTTGTGGAGTGGCTCGGCTTATACAGAAGTTTTCCCTTCTCAAGCACTTTTAAACACTTATCAATTAAGAAGTGAGAAAGGTGTTAGTAATGGTTACGCTTCTTTGGATAGTGGCGGTAAAGTTCCTATAAGTCAGTTGCCGAGTTCTATTATGGAATACAAGGGAACTTGGAACGCATCTACTAACACGCCCACACTTGCAAACGGAACGGGAGACACGGGAGATGTTTATATTTGTAACGTAGCAGGAACTGTAAACTTTGGTGCTGGTCCTATTACTTTTGCGGTTGGCGATTATGTGATCTATTCAGGTACTATTTGGCAGCGTTCAAGCGGTGCGGTGGGTACAGTTACAAGCGTAGGTATTACGGAAAGCGGAGATGCTTTAACAATTACAGGCAGTCCTATTACTACAAGCGGAACTATTAACATAGGCTTTGCCGGTGCAAATACTCAGTATGTAAGAGGCGATGGAACTTTAGCGACCTTCCCTTCTATTATAAGCCAAGCACAAAACTTGGTTACTGAGGTTTATAACAAGACGGGTGCGACTTTAACAAAAGGAACTGTTGTTTATATCAATGGCGGTCAAGGTAATTTACCAACGATTACTAAAGCACTTGCAACGGGCGATAGCACAAGCGCACAAACATACGGCATAGTACAAAACGATATTACAAATAATAACAACGGATATGTAGTTGTTGCAGGTCGATTAAGCGATTTAGATACTCAGGCTTTTACAGAAGGTACTCAGCTTTATTTGAGTTCTACAACTGCCGGTGGTTATACAAGCACAAAACAATATGCGCCTAATCACTTAGTTTATGTTGGTATCGTAGTAAGGGCGCACCCGACACAAGGGGTTATTGAGGTTAAGATACAGAACGGCTATGAAATGGACGAACTTCATAACGTAGCTGCACAAACACCTTCTAACAATGACGGGTTATTTTGGGAAGCATCTACAAGCCTTTGGAAAAATAAAAGCATAGCGACTATCTTAGGTTATACCCCAATTAGTGGCACAGGCGCAAGTGGGCAGGTAACATACTTTAATGGAACTACAAGCGTAACGGGTAACAATAATTTCTTTTGGGACACGGCTAATAATCGTTTAGGTATTGG